AAGTATACCTATCAAACTCTGGTATTATCTTGGTTATGAAGTTGTGAGTATTATCTATTTCTATTCCTACTCCGTAAGCCTCTTTCTCGATATATAAGTTTTCATCGTTTACCCAACATTTAACAGCAACTAAAGGATCTGGTCTAAATCCAAAGTCTACACCTAAATATGGCCCTTGCCATCCTTGCACTGGTTCGAAGTCCTCTATCGACCATTTATCGTGAAAGACTTGAGCATCGTTTACGACCTCGTAACCGCCTAACCAGATATGTGAATACCGTTCAAAGTCTCTTTGCTTTGCAACCTCTGCCAGTTCGACCATTGCACTAGGAACAAAAGGGTTATCGTCATAGTTAACGTGAACTAATTGACTGTTTGGATTAGTATTAAATACCTCTTCTACTGCATCACTTGGCTGTCGAGGATTCCAACTGAACCATAGTTCTGCTCCTTCTTTACGCATAGTCGGATCAAGTAGCTCGATTGATCGCTTCGATAGGCTTTGAGCTTCCTCGCACCATGCCAAATCGAAACCTTCTAATGATTTAATGCTGTCAGCCGTATGATCCTGCATTCCCTGAAAGATTATNACGCCATGTCCTTTTAGGTTCTTTATCTCTGTTGTTTGTATCTCAAACATATGATCGACACCTAAAGCGTTTATTTTATCCTCTAGTAATTGTTTAGCTGAGAACTTGAGTGATCGTTGAACCTCACGAATACAAACAACTCTACTATTTGGGTTCATTAACTGTCGTTCTATTACAGCTTCAGCAAAGAAGTGAGACTTACCTGATGCCCGACCACCCTTTGCTCCTCTGTATCTAGGTTGACCATTCTCTCCATGTAAGAGAGGCAAAGCCCATCTAGGAGTTTGAATCTGTAGACTTGTCAATGATTACACGCTCTATCTTTGTTGGTGTCATAGATCCATCAGGACTGAAGTGTTCTAACGATTGTGTTTCCTTCCATCCGCATTGAGTTTTGAGATAGAATATCTGAGAAGCTGTATCTCCTTCAGTTGCTTTCTGTATTAATCTTCCTGCAATTAAGCTCTTAACTTTGGTTCTTCCCTTTTTATAGCGTTCCAAAATATCAGAATTTCTTTGCAGTAGTCTATAGAAAGTTGTTCTACCTATGCCAAAGTGATCAGCAATATCGTCAGTTGTAAGAGTTGCTGATAGTTCCTCGACCTCTTCTATCTGTCGTTCAGTTAGTTCTATCTCTGGCCTTCCTGCTTTGCCTGTTGCCATTATTTTTCCTTACTCTTGTTATAACCAACCAATTTGAGGAGCAGTTGTAGATCCTGTTTCCCAAACAAACCAAGCTAAACACATCATTCCACCATTATATGACTGACCATCTTTCAACAAAGAAAGCCTCTTAGAAAACACCCATACTCTTTTCGGTGGATGCTGTTTAAAGAACTTTGCTCTAGCACATCCTTCTAAAAATGTAATCTTTAATAGTAGCGCTGTTTTATATTTAGCAATCGATTGAGCGTGTTCAGCCATCAACAAAGACATTTTAGCATATGGTGGGTTTGTTATAATATTATCTCTTTTCTCTCTCTCAAATAGAAAGTCTCTCCTTGGCGTACCAAATCCACGATCTACTAAATCAGAACTTTCCACTTTATAACCACGCTCGATTAATCTTTTACTTATATGACCTTCTCCACAACAAGGCTCGAAAATGTCTCCTTCGAAGCTCTCTACAGATAATAAAGCATCGGTTGCTTTGGAAGGAGTAGCGTAATAATCATCCTTTTGCCTGTCTCCACGCATATTAAACCCGATGGTTTTCATTGCGGTTTCAACGCTCATTATTTTGTCCTCTTGTCGGTTAATGGTTATTATAGTTAAAAAAAAGCCCCACGCAAGAACGCAGGGCAGTGTACTTTATAAAAGGACAGGCGGAAAAAAAGCAGTGTAAAAACCTGTCACTCTGGGAGGGAGTATATGTATTGTCCAATTAAAGTCTAACATAATCTAATTCTTTTTCCAATGGTTAAGATATTTTTTATATGGTTCTAGCTGTTCTTGAGTAACCAAACCACTTCTAACCATCTGTTCAGCAAACGTTCCTGTTATATAACTCTCTCCAACATCCTCGTTTCGTTTAATACGTTCCGCATTAATTTTAAGCTCATTTGGCTCGTAGCCTTTGCTCTGAGTGTAATCGATAAACTCTGGACGTTTGGGAGCTATTTCTTTCGCTGCTTGGCTGATTTGTTTAGCTGTAGGCCATGATCGAGTTTCCAAGTTCCCTAGCAAAGCCTCCTCGAAATCATCAAACCATTCATTGATTTGCCTAGAAGGGGCAAGTCCGTTTATTCGTTTGCATAGAAACTCAGCCTCACTCTTGGCTGCTTCTGCGTTACCTGTCACTGCTCTAGGAGCGTTTAATCGTGCAAGCATTTTCATAGTTCGGTTTTTAAGTTCTATCTCACGCATCGTAGTTCAATCCCATCTCTGTTAATATATTAAAGGTTTCGTTGTTATTATCTACTTTTAATTCATCTTCCCATCGTTCCTGATTTAACCAAGTTGCAGGATGAGGCACAAAGGTTTGATCTGTTCCAACTATACTCTTAGCATAACAAGTTGCCGAGCTAATAATATAATGAACGTCAGCTTTCTTGATTGCCTTTGCCCATGCTTTTCTTGCTGCTCCTTTTCCTACCTTTCGAGGATACTCAGAATAAAACTCATCAAAATAGTTATTATTTAATAAGGATGGTTCTAAGGGTGGTTCTATGGATGGTTTACCTGAACCTCGTTCAGGGGTAGGGGTGAACGTCATGCAGGGGTGGGGCTGAATGTCATTCAGGGGTGAATCTCGTTCAGGGGTAGATCTGGTAGGCTGTAAAGCATGAATAATATTAAGGTTTATACTGTAATCGATTGTGTACCCTGATCTGCATTGGCGCTGCCCTGATTCGGATACTATGCCCATCGCAATCATATCTTTTATATGTATTCGAACAGCCCGATCTGTCATTTCGAGATCAGCCGCCATATTTGATTTGCTCACCCATATACCGCTTCCATCGTCACTGGCCTTGTCAGCCATATACATTAGGATCGCTTTCTTAGTGAGTGAGCCAACCTTTTTAGTTTGTATTAGGTTTGAAACTAGGTTACTCATTGTTTGACTACTCCGTTAGTTAAGAAAATATATCTCACAGTTGTTTTCTTCTTTTTGCTAAAGCCCTCAGTTTAATCGCTGAGGGTTTTTTACTTCTGTAGATAATCAGATAACTTTTCTATCGTAGAAAACTTAGGATCAGTTGAACCTCTCATTATCTGATAAAGCACTGGTCTGCTAACATTTGCCGATTTTGCTACTTTCGTCAAGTTTCGATCTTGCAGCATCGATCTTATATCATCGAGCTTTAGTATTGTTCTCACTTCCATTTTTACATCCTTTGTTTACTAAATTATTATTTAGGCTTTACAGCACAAATAAAAACTTGTAAACGGTTATTAGCAAAAAGGAGAAAAAAATGACAAAACACAGACCACCACCAGTTGCTATAAAAGTTGCTATTTCTGATGCAATATTAAAGCACATGGAAGAGCAAATTGAAAACAAAGCACCATTGCACGAGATGTTTCCAATGTGTGCAAACAATATCATCGGTGATGCTATTGATAAGGTTTTTGACGAATATGAAAGCAGTGAGCTTGCTCGATTAGAGGCGGCACAACAAAAAATTATAGACACATTGAAAGAGGTATCAAATGGTTAAAAAGCTACCAGAGAAGTTAGAAGAAATATTAAAAGAGGTAAAACTTACCGTTGCTTCATCGACTTGGGATTGTCATGGAACGCCTGTCGTATTGCATAAAGCCTGCGAAAAGATAGCTGCTCATAACGGTATAGTTTTTGACGAGCCTAAGATTATCGAAAGCTCGGTAAAGGAAAAGTATGCAGTTTTAAGCGTCACAGGCCACATGAAAGACGCATCAGAGTGGTCTATTGGTGAAGCTGCTCCATACAACAATAAAAACGCTTACCCCTTTGCAATGGCAGAGAAACGAGCCAAAGACCGAGTAATATTAAAGTTAGTTGGTTTGCATGGTGATGTTTACAGCCAAGACGAAGCAGATGAGTTTAACTTAGCACAATCGTTAAGGGATTTAGAGCCTGATATGAGGAGAGCCATAGAGAAGTGGCGAAAGGGTTTTAAATTCTGCGATAGTCAAATATCGTTAGATGAAGCTATCGAACAATGGAGAAGATGGAGCGAAAAATACGTTACAAACAGTGATGTCGCTCAATATGTCGAAGAAGTTTACGAACAAAAGAAATTGGAGTTAGGATTATGAAAGTTATTACAATCGCAGGGAATCTCGGTAAAAGCGCTGAAGTTCAATCGAACCAGAAAGGGGAGTTTATTACCTTTTCTGTCGCGGTTACAGAAGGATCAAGAGACAATCAAAAAACAAACTGGTTTAGTTGTATCTCGTATCAAACCAATATCGCACAATACTTACAGAAAGGAACGAAAGTCGTAGTGACTGGATCTCTAAGTATTGAGGAGAAAGGAAATAGAACATTTCACAATGTTCGAGCAAGCCACATTAAATTCTGGAATGATCGTAAAGTAACAACTCAGGATCAATCCGAGGATACATCAGAGAATAGTGAGAACTCTGATAATACTAACCAAGACTTTGATGACGAAATACCATTTTAAGGAGAGCAAAAATGAAAGCTAACGGAGAATTTACAACGGAAAACTTTGAGCTATTCGACAAAGAAAACCCTCATATCTGGGAAGGCTTTGTTACCTATTCGATGCAAGTCGCTGTCAGGCGTAAATACTTTTCAGCAAAGGCCGTATTTCATCGCATGAGATGGGATACAGCTATTGGAGAAGTTGCAGCCGAATACAAACTAAACGATGGATGGATTAGCCATTACGCTCGTAAGTTTATGGATGAGTTCCCTCAGTACGATGGATTCTTCCAGACTCGAAACCGTAAAGTTACCTATTTTGATGGGAACGAGTGGGATAATGTCTAAGATACAAGTTGAATTTAAGGGTGGGCAGTTATTGCCCATCACTAAATATGATGCCCAACGAATGGAAGATTTCAAAGATGGTAGCTTCTTTAATTTAACCTCGACAGGCAAGAGATCGAACCCTCATCACAATTTATATTGGGGAGTGCTTCGAGATGTATGCAAAACAACTCAGAGATGGCCTACAGAGCATCACCTACATAGCGAATTGAAATGGTCTTGTGGCTATGTCAAAATGAGATGGAACTCACTGGCAAGCGCCCATATGCGAGTAATGGACAGTATTTCTTTCGATGATATGAGCCAACAGGAGTTTAATAACTACTTCGAACTCGCCATGCAAAAACTAACCGAGGCTATAGGATACGATCCAGTTGACCAATCTAGCAAATAGACCACCGACAGGACTTAAAAAGCCTAAAGCGAAAAAGAACGCTAAATATCTCGATAAGATCCGAGCGATGCCTTGTTGCGTTTGTCAGAGGTTCGGAATGGTTCAGCAATCACCGACAACAGCCCACCATCCTATTCACGACAGGTATGGCACACGAAAAACGAGTGATCTCGCAGCCATACCCTTATGTGATGGACATCATCAAGCACTCTGGGATAAATCAAAGGCCGTTGCAATACATGATAATAAAAAGAAATGGCGCGAGTTGTATGGGGCTGATTACTCTTATTCAGTCCAAGATACACAGATATAAAGGACTGGCCCTCGCTCTGGATGGCAATAAACCTTCTTAGCGTTGATGCTCGTTACCTGTTTATCATCGAGGATAATGCCATCTAAACCCGATATTCCATCTTTGGCTGCTTTTATAATATTATCTAAATCAGGTTTTGTTATCGGTTTGATTGCACCAAACTCAGCTTCTATCTGTTTAACTTTCGACCATGAAGTGGGGATCTCCATAAAAGCAATTAATTCTAAATGGCAGAACTTGCCGATAGGCTTTAGCTTTAGCTCTCGCATCTTTTGCCAAGCAGCCGCATGAATACGCTTCTCATATTCTTTGGTCTTTGCATCAGTATAGGTATGACCATTGCGAGTGAATCGCGGTCTACCCTTGCCTCTTGGCTGTCCAGATACTTCTATTTCTACTTTTATTAATTCCATAACGCATAGAATACACTGAACCGACTTCGATAGAAACAGACTAAAATTATTAATATTTGCCTAAATTACGTTAGGTCACTTTGTATTATTTAGCCTTATTATTGCCTAATTATCTAAAATATCATTTGCGCTTTACGTTTTAAAGTGGTAGAGTTTACATATAAGCAAAAAGGAGAATCAAAATGATAAAAGTAAAAGACATTGAAAACGGAAAGTATTTTAAAAAATGCCCGACTTCAAAAGTAATTTATGAGAAGTTACATTTTCATAATCCATTCGATCAAAACAGCTTTCAATGCCGCCAAGTAACTTATGAAAATGGTGATGAAAAGCCGTTTGAAGATTCGATCTACTGGAACGGTAATGGAAAAGTATTTTTAGCAGGGGCATAAAGCCCCTTCAACACAAAGGAGTGAGATATGGGAATACCAATAACAGAATTAGATCCAGAGCTTATCGCTAAACTTGGCTTGAGCAAAGAAGTGGTAAAACCACGCGAATACAAATTTACTAAGGATCAAGTAAGGAGCAACTCAATGAATGTGATGGCTGTAATATCCAAGCTATCGCAAAACGAAAGACGCAGGGTATTAGAACACTGCATCAAACTGAACGAAGTGTGAGGAGATCGATGTCACAGATTCAACCGAAAGGAGGAGCGCTTGTTAAAACAGGCGCGACTCCAAGATCAGAAGATCAGCTAACCAAAGAGGCTGAGAAGATTGTTAAATCTTTCCCTCACATGACTATCGAACAAGCCAAGATGGGATTGAACAGAGACATCTATGCAGAGATTTATGTGAACAACATTTATCAAGTTGCTGTCTATCGAAAAGAGGAAGCCGATGAGTTGGTTCACGTTGATGAACTCAAAGGCCGATGTACTTGGCTATCGATCAAGAGAAGAGACAAGCGACCAGTTAATAACTGGCAGGATATGCAAACGATCAAAAACAGATTAGTCGGAGTCGATTGTGATGCCATTCAAATTTTCCCTGCTGAGAGCCGAATGGTAAACATGGCTAATCAATATCATCTAATCGTGCTGCCATCAGATGCCTCGTTGCCTTTTGGATGGGGCAGG